CAGACATACAGACATCAACATTTCTGCCTGCTTCATTAAGTTGACTAGCATATATGACACCTTGCGCCGCTCGGTGACTGTCCATCGATTTAGATATGACATTGAACGGTGATGCTACTAAGCCTCGCATTGATCTTTCTCCCACTGACGATATGAATCTATTCTATCATAAATCGTCTCATCTTGTAAAACAGGTTCTGTACCTACGTTCCAGAAAAGTATGTCCTGCTTAGTATTTTTAGGTATGTACTTCCATACCTTGCCGTCATATGTGTCAATGGTGGGGAATGGAGGTAAATTTTCTTTCTTCTCTGATTGAGTAAACTGCAGAGGTTCAGATATGACTTCAGCTCGACCTAACTCGCCGGCTTTAAGATTCCTAGCAACAGCAACGCAACGGAAGGTAGCATTGGGCCATGCAATCTGAAGAGCTCTTGCAAGAACACCAGTAGAGATAGCGACGTATACGATTTCGGGCTCAGGAATTCTACTAGCCGCGTATACAATTCCTGCTGTTGCGAGTTCATGTTTGAGTCCGAGTGGGATGAAGTACGCGCCATTTCGTTCAGCATATTCTTTCGCCTTTAAGTTGAGATTGGGCATCGCAGCAATACGATGAAAATGTACATCTGCGCCTTGTTCTATACAGCATGCTTGGTGTAGCGATACTCTCTTCGATGACGGCATAAACAACGTCACCTTCTTGTTGTGATGTCTTGCTACATCGAGAAGAGATACACCAGCGAGGCCAGTTCGAGGCTGAGAATACACAAGATGATCATTGGGAATCCTAGCAGCGAGAAGATCTCCTGCTCTTGTTTTAGTTCCAATGGTAAGATCATCCCTGACCACTCGCACACCGCTGTGTTCTTTGACAACTGGGTCAGGATTATATGGTGTCCATCCATCACATAACTCCAAAAAGTAATCTCGAGCGGCCTCGTAACCAAACAGACCTACATCCTTATTTATTCCATCAATAATGTGGTTATTGTGACTCATAACGCCTCTCAAAATACAAGCGCAGATATACCTTACGGCTCACTGCAAAGATAAACATTATACCAGTTTGAACTAACATTGTAACTGTCGGTCCCCACATATATTGAAATGCAAACCACAGTAAAACCCAACTGATCAACATATTGAGCGGTGTGGCAAGCAGTGTATCGGTCACTGCTTCAATCAATGCTCTATGCAGTCGTGTACTCATTAGGTATATTCCAATAATGTTCGTTAGATCTATTGTAAAGACATGTCAAATTCAATGTCTTCCGCGGAAACTTTGTAAAATAAAAACGATGCAATGTTTTATCAGTTGCTTTCCAAAATACTAATCGATTATGTTTGAATGGCATGCTATGTACATCACCTTCAAAGTTAGCCATTTCAAATGTAGTATAGTCAGTGTCTTCACCGAGGTACAAGATAAATTGTATCTTCTTATCTGGATTATCAGTATGCCAGTCTCTTACTAGTTTATTATTATCATCACGATTACAATACATCCAGTTCCATCGTGACAGCTGATTGTCAAATGTAGTAGTACACATGCCGAGATAGCTGTGTGCCATCACTTTAATTTCTTCGCGTCTTTTCCAGTTCTCTTCAAAAAATTCTTTGAAGATTGGATCTTGCATATTTGCAGGACCCAATCTCTGATAATAGTTTGGATTTATCTCATCATCAAATTGTGTTGGCCAATTATCTCGTAGATAGTCAGCTGTCTCTTGAGGCAGACAATTATCTATGACTGCTAGTTCCCATGGTTCACTGATGTATTCAGGTACTTTATCAAGAAGAAACACGATCATACCTATTGGTCTTCAACGACCAATTCTGTGGATATACCCAATCATACGGTATCATCTTTGTCTGCTTCTTTTGACCGAGTTTCATTGACATGAACTTAAAGTGCATGCACAGTTTGTCTTCTAAGTTGAGATACTGATGAGTATGTATTGGATTTTTAGGATGGTTCTTCAAGTAGTTCATGTGTTCTACTTGCATCTCTGCCCACTTGTTCATAGGCACATATTGACCATCTTCGTCTATCTCATACTTCGACTTACTCATGAGGTGTGGACAGTCGAACACTTGTGACAGTCCATCAAAATAACCTGTACCACCATGTAGGAATGAATCGGGATCTACCAATTTAGGATGTGTCATTGCAATGTGACGTGCTGCATTCTTTGATGGATACATGGCATTACGAAAACCAAAATCTCGTACCATAATGATGTTCATCTTCTTAGCAAACTCCATCATAGTCAACGGCCGTTTTGCATTCTCAAATAACTTGTCGATCTCAACAGCTGCATGCTTTGGTGTATCGATCAACCAATCTTTGACCTTCGTATCCTTCGGATAATAGATCTGAAAGAGATCAGAGCGTGCATGGCGATAGTTTGAGAACCGTACCTTCATACCATCATAGCCATGATCTTTCCACGCTCTAAACGTTTGCCAGTGCTCGTTACTGAACGAGAACAAGATACAACCTTCGATCAATTTGACACGATTAGTTTCCTTCTTCATCTCGTCGACAAAAGGACACTCGTGCCAGTGTAGGCGGTGTGAGAACTGTTGATAGTTATTTTTGAGTAGGTAATCTTGGCGTTCGTCATAGGCACGACAAAACTCGAAGAACTTATTCGTTCGAGCATCTTGACACCAATCTTTCATCCAGCTTTCAGTTGGTTTGCCGTTTTTGTAATCTACCTCGGCAATCTTTGGATATTGGATATCGTGTTCGTGTTCGCCTAAGAAGTGAGTGAGCGACATAATTTTTGATATTCAGTCACGTTCATATTATTTGCCTTGAGGATAGCGTCGTCTGATGGATGATTCTTCATACCATTAAATGTGTCGACAAGGCCGAGTTCAAGCATATACTTCTGTCTACCATACGGATGGTCTTTGATACCACATGATGACCACAAGTTGTCATAGTCGAGATGATCATAGTCCGGACCTGGGCGTACATAGTTCTCAACGTAACGAATGAAGTCACAACATACATCTTCGGCATTATATGGTACACTTTGTGTATCTTCATAAATCTTTGTCATCACAGCATCGAGGAATGCTTCCTTCTTCATCTTCTGTGTTGGCTTCGCAAGATATGAAATACATTCTACAGCATTTGTACCGTAGTAGAACATGCTTTCTAAATTTACATACTGTGGATACCAATCGGCAATGTCAGCCACAACAGCGGCATATTGGAATTGATACTTACGTAATCCATTCTTGACATTCCACTCGAGCATAAACTCGCCAATCTCTCGTAGATCACGTTTGCCACCAGATTCCAACCACTCTGCCATTTCCCTTGCCAAACGAGGTGCATACTCGCCAAGAAAATAATCACCACCTTTCTTGTAGTCACCTTGTGGTTTAGGAAATGCAGGAAATTGATAACCTACAGAAGTATATATCGGGGCAGGATAATGCTTCATCAATCCCACCATCTCTTCGATATTTTTACTCTGATGCAGATTAAAGAGAATGGTGTTGTGGTAACCTGAAGGTTTTTGTGCGTAGTTGATTGCAGAGCCAGTCACGCGATGCAGGATGAAGATGTACAACCATTCAGGTAAACCGAAGTCAGCATGTTTGCCTGTCCAATCTTTAGCGACCTGCTCACGCTGACGTGTCACCATACCAGCTTCCATCTTTTTCCAGTATGGATGCTTATCAGTCCAACCATAGAATACATCGTTGACGATCTGAGAGAAGCCTGCGTACTTACGTTCAACTACATCGTACAGCTCAACGTGTTCCATTAGATCATCACCCATGTCACTCTCAGCATGCTTGATCATGCCGTGTGGTTCATGGTCTGCTACGTTACATTTCCATTGCTGCTCAATTGCTAGTTGGTAATAACGTAGAAACTCATCATAATATCGAGTTGGTTCAATCATTCATATAGTCCTTTATCACTAGCCATACTACAAGAATGATAATACTCAGCACACCAAAATATATCTCAATCATTGAACAAGTATTCTCTAATTTGTTTCACTGTTTCGACCTCATTGTTCCAATCATTCCAGTATAAATTACGTGCTGAAGGATGATTGATTGCAAGATGGTCGATCTCCATCTTATTTAGCACTTTTGAAACGAACGATCCCAGCGCCACAATCTTTTTGCCGCGGTGAGGTTCAATGTTTGCTTCTATCCAGTTCCAGTTTAGGCTGGACATTTTGCCGTCAAACTTCGGTGAAGGATGAATATTCGTGAACGTAAAGTCCGGATGTCTGACCATCCGAAACCATGTTATCAGTCGCTGAAACGTCGAAGTAATTCCATTGGATCCTTTCAGCGCTGGATTCAGGCCAATGACGACTACATTCGGATCCTCTGTAATCGTCATACCATGTTGTGCTGCCCATTCTGTTACTGTTTTCATTGTACGAGGTCAAAGTGTTTTTCATATACGTGAAGGTTTTGTACTTGCCAATAGATGTTGCCAGCTTCAACGCGTGGCCGTTTGAATGCAGTTTCGATGTTGTAATCGTTTGCTACACTTTTTAGAATGTACTCTTGCCATGCGGAGTCATTCTTGTAACCGAAGACGACGTCGTTGGAACGCATTTGTACACAGCAGTGGACCTTATTGTCTCGGATGTAGTACGTGACAGCGTTGGTACAGATGAAATCACTTTTACCATTGTCATTGTACTCCATCCAGATGCTTGGTCGGTTGTAGACCATGCATGCCCGTCTGGAATCTGGATTTGCCACGAGTTCGGCCACGGCTCGTTTGTACTGGTTGTAGTATTGGTCGGAAAAGATAATACGTCCATAGTTTGAATTGATTTCTCCGTGCATGTTAGCGGCATATTGCCACGCTTGTGGTGGTTCTTTCGGACCATTCTCATCATATTCACCTGCATAGATGTCTTCTATGTTTGTCGATTGTGTATGATACCAATCGATCTCGGCTCTGATGTACTCTTGATTTGGTTTGCCAAAGATGGCAGGTTCGTCTGCATGGAACGATGCACCGATCATCTCAATGGTCTTTCCACCAAGACGATCAGTTGTAAATCGTTCTGCTTTTAGTTCGTCAATAAAGTGTTGACGTATATCAGTCACTCTTAACAAGTGGTGCCTCCGGCATTTTGTTAGGAATAGTAGTTACTCGATTAAGGAAGTCACGATCAGGATCTTGACCTTCCATCTTACCACGCATGTATGATACTACGAACGATGCATAGTTGATCAAGTCTTTAGCAGAGTCTTCGATTGACTCGTAGTTAGGTTGATACTCAGGATCTTTCTCGCTAGCTTCGATGACTGATTGCATACGAAGGACTTTAGCGTAGATCAGATCTGTGATAGTGGCAATGCCACGAGGATAGTAATCTGCTTGACGAATGCGTGAGAACTCGTTCTGATAGTCGTTAGACTTTTTGAGTTGTACTTCAGCACATTCTTGCAGGACTTTAAGAGATTCTTTCATTTACGGGATCCTCTTCCTTTAATTTCTCGATTC